CGATGCCAGAACCATCGTCACCACACTCATACAGAGCGGTGTTCGTCTCGCCGATCTCGACGGTCGATGACGCCACGCTGATCGATGCGAAGAAGAAGCTGGCGAAGGTCCGGCTTGCATACGATAAGCTGCCAAAATGGGTGAAACGTCTGAAACCCATCAAAACTGCCAACACCCGCGAATTCACACTGAAGAATGGCTCGAGCATCGAAGCTGGTGTCTCCCACCGCGGTGGCACGCTGCAATACCTGCATATATCCGAGTTCGGTAAGATCTGCGCACGCTTCCCGGAGCGCGCTCGAGAGATCATCACTGGTGCGTTGAACACCCTGGCGGCCGGGCAGATGGTCTTCATCGAGAGCACAGCTGAAGGCGAGAGTGGCCGGTTCTTTGAGATATGCGAGGAGGCCCGCTCTATGCTGGTGCGTGGTGCGAAGCTCACGTCTTTGGATTGGAAGTTCTTCTTCTATCCGTGGTTCCTCGACGAGTCGTATGCACTCAAAGATGAGGAGATGCTGGACCTTGTAATCCCGGATGGGCTCGAGAAGTACTTCACCAAGCTACAGCGAGAGCATTCGATAGCGCTGAACCGCAATCAAAAGGGTTGGTATGCGAAGAAGCGCGCGGCTCAAGATGATGATATGTGGCGGGAATACCCGTCGACACCGGACGAAGCCTTCCGGGCGAGTGTCCAAGGCGCGATCTATGGCGAGCACATCCGCCAAATCGAAGAAGCTGGCCAGGTTGGCCACTTCCCAGCGTTGCCAGGCATCCCAGTACATACCGTGTGGGACATCGGGCGAGCGGATGCCACAGCCATCTGGTTCTTCCAGGTGTTGGTGGGAAGGGTCCGCATTGTCGGATACTACGAAGAATTCGGGTTGCAGCTGTACCGCCATATGCCGGCGATACGCCAGAAGTACATGGAAAAAGGTTGGGTGCGTGAAGGCGCGACTGACTTTTGGCCGCATGATGGCCGTGTGGCCGAGTGGACGAGCACTGATAACACTCGAGTAGAATCGGGTGTCAAAGAAGGCTTGAACATCCAGATTGTCCCGAATGTGGGGTTGCAGGATGGCATTAACGCCGGCCGTAGTGTTCTGCAACATTGCGACTTCGACGAAGCAGGGTGTGATGCTGGTCTAAAACGGCTCCGGAATTATCGGTGGGAGTGGAACGAGGCGAAAGCGGAGTTCAATCGAGGTACGCCGCGGCCGCATGATCCAGCCAATCACGGCTCGGACGCCTTCCGGTATTTAGCTCTGTCATGGCGTGAAATATTGCCATCTTTCGAGCCACAGCCTGATCCGGTTGAGGCGTTGAAAGAACTGCCGACCATTGACGAAGCTATGGACGAGGCGTTAGGCGAAGTTGATGATGATTTTTATGAGTACGAAGAAGAGTACTGATGCTTACCAAGATGGACATCATAGAGATTGGAGCTGGGGTTGGCCGATCACTCCACACAATGGGTACTCATCAGAATGGGTCACCGGCCTGGGCTTCATTCACTCGTCCGGGGCATCCATCACGCGGCCGCAATCGTCTTAGTAGCATCTTCGTTGAAATCCCGTTAAATACGACACCAGCACAATTCAAAACTTTATTGCAGACGCGCATTGATTACTATCAAGATGGCGTCGGGGGAAGGTTAGCGAGTGGCACAGCCAGAACAGTATGACGAGGGTTTAGCCACCCATACAAATAGTGGTGTAAACTCCGATGCAACCAAGCTGACGACGGGTGAGGCTGCTACGTTCTGGACTGAACAGCTGATGATATCGGACCGTGACCACCAGGATTACCTGGAAGAAGCGGACGAAGTGGTGGAGATGTACCGCAAGGCCAAGCGGCGCACGAAGCAGAAGTCCCACCGCAGCAATCGCCGACGCATGAACGTGCTGTACGCTAATACCGAGACGCTCCGCGGTGCCGTGTTCGCTCGTCCAGGTCAGCCTGATGTCCGGCCGCGGTGGAATACCATCGAAGACCCAATGGTGGTCAATGGCTCATTGGTTATGGAGCGCGCCTTATCGTTCTCCGTCGACAAGTCCAACTATACGCCGGCCGTGAAGCTTGCTGTATTGCAGGCTGTGCTTACAAACCGAGGGGTTATTCGGTGGAAGACGAAACGGGCGAGATGGTCACCGAGGAAGCTATTGCTGACCAGAAGGTCAATAAGGTTGTAGTAAACCGGCATGATTTCAGGCATTCGCCGGCCGAATGCTGGGAAGATGTGTGGTGGATTGGTTGGCGTCACAAGTTCACGAAGCACGATATGGAAGAGAACGCCTTCGAAAACATCGATGACATCCCCATGACCTGGACGAGTAAACGGGATGAGCAGGGCACTGACCACGAAGATGATCAGCAGATGCGGGCCGAAGTCTGGGAAGTGTGGTCGAAACTTCATATGAAGAGGTTCTTTATCGTGAAGAACTACGGCAAGTTATGCCGGGCTCCAGATGATGATCCGTATGGCCTCGAGAACTTCTTCCCAATGCCCCCGCCGCTGATGTTCGGGCCCCGTCTGGACACGTTGGTACCGGACCTTGAGTGGACGCATTACAGCGCGCTGGCTGATGACCTCGAGAACATCGTCTCACGGATTGCGGTGCTCACTGCTGCGATGCGCCGGCGCGGGGTGCGTGATGGCAAGATTGAAGAATTGGCGAAGCTGGCTAAGGCTGGTGATAATGAGTTTGTCCCCGTCGAGAACTACGCTCAGCTGGTGAAGGCTGGTGGATTGAATGGTGCGTACGAAGTTGAGGATATCGAGCAGTACGTGAAAGCTCTGACAGAGCTATACCGCGCGCAAGCTGAGACGGAAGCACGGATAGACAAGCTCTCAGGGATTGCTGACGTCATGCGGGGCAACGTCGATCCAGGCGAGAAGCTTGGTCAAACCGAGCTGAAGACGCAATTCGGCGGACTGCGCATCACCACTCGGAAGAATGAGGTAGAAGACTTTATACGCAACCTGATGCGTGTCGAGGGTGAGCTGATGGTGGAGCACTTCGAACCGGATATGCTTTCACGTATGACCGGCATCGAGGTGACGGAAGAAATGATGGACATGCTCCGTGATGACGCCACCCGCTCGTATATGATCGATATCGAGACTGACAGCACAGTGATGGAAGACACCGAAGGACAAAAGCGCGCGATGTCCGAGGCGGTCCAGGCCACAAGCTCACTACTCCAGGTTGCTATCCCGGTGATGCAGCAAGAGCCGGAACTGGGTGAAGTGGTGTTCGAGCTTATCGGTCAAACACTCCGTACGATCAAAGGCGGCCGCTCGATAGAGCAAGCCATCGATAAGGCCAAGCAGGACCGACAGAAGCGGATGCAGGCTCAAGCTCAACAGCCACCACCACCAGATCCTAAGATGGAGGCCGAGAAGGCAAAAGCTCAAGCAGCTCAAGAGCAGGCCGTGATGAAGACCGAAGCACAGCAGATGCAAAACGATGCCAAGTTGCAGCAGACTGAAATGGAAATGGAGCGTTCCGGTGCAGAACACCAGAACAAGATGGACGAGCAAGATATGAAGCGAGTAGTGGCATTTGAAAAGCAAGTACAGATGCTCGCCAACTCCGGCCAACCTTCGAAGTCCCAGTAATGTTCAATACACAGCAAGAATTTGAAAGAAAACGTAGAGAATATTATAACTGGAAAGATCGTCTTATGCGGGCGGCTCAAGAACAACTTGCCCGCAAGAAAGAACAGCATCGGCCGATGGTTGAGGTGGTTGGACATGCCTTGGTTGTCGATAAGGCTACGAACCGTAAAATAATTGGGCAAATAGAGAGAGACCTATGAGCGAGAAGAAACCAATACTTTGCTTAGACTTCGATGGTGTAATCCATGGTTATGAGAGCGGTTGGCAGGGCCCGAAGGTGGCCAATGATCCGCCGGTACCGGGAGCGATGCGGGCAATATTGGACTATATGGACGATTTCACCGTGGCGATCTACTCGAGTCGGTCCGGTCAAGTTGGTGGTATCCGGTGCATGCAAGAATATGTTTGCAAGCATATGCGTGGCGAGTATCCGGAGACCGTGCCGGAAAAGGATGTCCGCAACGTCGTCTTTAAGCTTATCGAATGGCCTACCAGTAAGCCACCGGCTCGGCTCACCATTGATGATCGGGCGATGCAATTCGACGGCACGTTCCCGCCGATTGAGGATATCCGGAACTTCCAGCCATGGAACAAGACGGGCAATCCGCCGAACGCGGGATCAGATGGGCCCGAACCATCAAATACAGGACCAGATAAAGAACCAGGCCCAGTACCTACAAAGCCTGAATTGCTAACCACGACAAATACGCCTTTGAACGTGGTGACACAGCACGCGGCTAATATTGCTCGGACACCAGAGCAAGAGATGGATCATCGGGCCGATATGCAACTTGAAAAGAACCGAGTATTAGCCGGAGGAGATGTGCCTCCGCCGGTAGATGCAACACCGCCACCAGAGTCGAGTCCAGTCGAGTCTGATCGTGCCAGTACTGATACGCCGGCGGTGAAGACTGACACCATAGGATTTTCGCCGGCGGCAGTGCAGCATCGTGGTGATCCTGATCCAAGCGAATAGGTGACCTTTGCCACAGAATGAGATGGAAGGCGGCGTACACCCGAATTTGTACCTAAAAGCCAGTAGCTCCGATCAGCGGTGCGGTAACTGCCGATCATTCGGAACGCCTGGTTCTGAACCGGAGCACGTTGATTTCTGCCAGACGTACAGTTTTAAAACTCCGGAGTTTAGTTGTTGCCGGAGTTGGCGACTGTCTGAAAGGGAAGACGATGAATAAAACATTACATAACAGCACGGTTAGCGGTGCTCGCCAGAACGTCAAAGACCTTAAGGTGGTTGGCAATGGCGATATGTTCCGGTTGATGTGTAAGGCATCATCGGAAAACGAGCAGTGGATGAAGTCCACTAAGGGCATGGAGACGCCGGTGGGTGTTGTTGTTCAGGTGACGACGCAGCAGCGCGGCGATGATGGTTCGTGGTCGGTTGCTGAAGCGCTTACCTTCGTGCCAGGCGTGAAGCTGGCTGATGATGAGAACAACGGCCGTAAGCTGGTAGCTATCTGATGAATGAAGACAAACAAGAGCTTGCGGATCGTGAGAAGACCAGAGCCCGCGGCCGCAGTAAGTACTTCGGCGGATGGACACCACCAACCCCGGAGCAGATCGCAGCTGATGAAGCGGCGTGGGAAGAGAAACAACACGAAGATCCGAGTCGCCACGGCATAGGCGGCAACCAACCACCCAAATATGACAAGTACGCCCCGGTTACCGGGTTTCCGATGGTTCTACGGGACATTGATCCGGTAAGTCTCGATGGACAAACTGAACTGACATCACGTAGCCAGGTGCGCGAATTCGAGAAGGAGCACGGTGTAGAGCGTACCGGCCTCGAGTACACCGGCTCGAGCGATCAGGGCGGCAAGCCGGAATGGTGGGACGAATACAAAGAAAACAAACGTGAACGAGAAACCGCGGCGAAGAAGGGCAAGGCCAAACCACCTAAGTTCCTAGCCTCACAGAGACGCCAGAAAGAACGGAAGAGAGATTATGCACGTTAGAGATAATGGGTTTCCGTGGTGGCTATTGCAGCCAACTTTTGCTCCATCTGATGTGCATGGCGCGGTTGATGCCGACGAGACGGCCGAAGATGCCATTGTTGATGACGGTCCTGATATGTTCGGGGAAGGCGACGACCTTATGGAGACGGCGGCCAAGACGCTGGATAAGGCTGAAGCTGACGATGCCGCCGATGATGATGAAGAAGCCGACACCGTAGCGAAGGCTGATGAAGATGCTTCTGACGACGATGCGAGTGATGATTCATCTGATGAAGATGATGATGAAACCGATACCAACGACGACGCTGAGGACGATACAGACGAGGAAGACAAAGCCGACGACAAATCCGATGACGCAGACGATACGGCCGAGCTACCGGAACACCTCGAGGATTGGTCGACGGAAGAAGTGGCTGCGCTACAGGCTCTCCCGGAGGAAGCTCGCGAACTCCTAATGGAGCCTGATAAGTTCGTTGAACAGATCCAGGAAGAAATAGGCGCGCAAATCCGTCCGTTCATTGAGCAGATGACACCGTACGCCGAAGTTCTCGGTGATGAAGTGGTGTCTGAGCATATCGACCGCCGGGCATTCGAGTGGTCAAAGAAGCCGGAAGAGGTTGTCCAGCACCTCGTCCACGTTGACAATTTTCTCGCCTACACCCCGGACTTGAACGCGAAGTACGCCTTCGCGAAGCAGTTTCTTGAGGGTTACGGAATCGACGTTACAACTCTCGCTATCGGTCTCGAGAATGATGAGAACGGACCGGATACCGAGAAAGAGAATCTGCGTTTGCAGTCGGCCAACGCTAGTTGGAAGGCGCAACGTGCAGAGAGGCGGGCAGAATCGGGCAATGTTGCTCAGCACGCCGACTTGGTGAAGAACTTCACTGACGAGAAGGATTCGGATGGCAATCTGCTGCACCCCTTAATGGAGGTTAAGGCTGTGCAGCTGGCTATGGGAACCTTGTTACGTACCGGTGAAGCAAAGACCATCGAAGAAGCTTACGAAACGGCTACTTCCGGCCTCGATGAACGTATTGAAACCCGTTCTGACAAGAAAGCCGAGAAGAAAGCCAAGGATACAGCCAAAGCTGCATCTGATCGTCGAGCTAAAGCTGTGTCTAAGGCAAAGCGGGCCGCGCCCGTGAAAGCCAACACCAATTCCAAAGGTAGTACCAACAAAGTACGGACGCTCGAGCAGATAGCCGCGGCGGCGTACGACGATGCAGCAGCATAGGAGATTTACTGTATGCCAGATGGTGTAGTGAGTTCGGATATCGTGGCCACCACGTTGGAAAACCACGGTAGAACGATGGTTAAAAACCTTCCCCGGCGTTCGCCGGCATTGGCTTGGATTGCCCGCTCGAAACGTTCAACGACGGGCGGCTTTTCCGGTAAGTGGTTCAGGCAACCACTCGAGTACGGCTTCAATACTAACGTGCAATTCTATTCGGGATCCGAGCAGTTCCGTGTGGACCGCACGGACGCTTTCGATAGTGCAAACTTCTACCTTCGTCAGTTGGTGGGAACGGTTGTTATCGAGGGTATCGAAGAAGCTATGAACGCCGGCCGCGAGGCGGCGATCAACTTCACAGCCAGCAAAATTCGCAACCTCGAGCGTTCTTTGCAGATGATCAACGCGGAGTCGTTCCACTTCGATGGTACCGAGTTTGACGGGAAGGGCTTTACCGGCATCAGTGCCATGGTGAAGGACGATCCGACAGTTGGTAGCGTTGGTGGCATCACGCACGACGTTACCGACCAACGTGGCCGGAACTGGTGGCGTTCTCAGGTGATCAAGATTGACGAGTTGCCGGCTATTAGTGCTGGCCAGGCAGTTGTCCGCGATCATACCCGGGCAATGAACCGTCTGAAAATTGCTTGCGCCGACGGTGCAGACATCCCGGACATGACGTTGAAGGGTGACGATCACTACATTCTCTTCCTGGAAGAGATCCAAGAAAAGGTGATGTTGACCGATACGAAGCGCGGCGGTGTCGGCTTTACGAATATCATGTACATGCCGGTTGGTAACCAACCCATCATCAACGACTCGGTGATGGATGTGGACCGGACTTACATGCTGAACACCGAATACCTGTATCAGCGTAAGGCCAAGGGTAAATGGATGACGTCTCTTACGCCGTCTCGCCCGGTCAATCAGGACGTCATGGCCAAGTCTATTATCGGCTACGGCAACTTGACGATTGGTAACCTCGAGCGCCAAGGCGTCATGCTCGATACGTAAGAACAACGAGGGCCTCCGGCTATGGAATTCATCTTGATTATATGGCTGGGGGACTTTCACGGCGGTCCGATGTCTGAACGGGTTTCAAGTAAGGATGAGTGTATACAGATCGCGAAGGCGGCGGATTTACTCTTCCCCAACAGCAAACCGGTTTGGACGTGTCTACCAGTAAAGAAGCTTGATCCATGCTTGAGAAAAAAATCATCGAACACATGGGCCCCGCTACAGTGGCGGCATTTGTGGACTTAGGCTTTGTCGAGACCACTCCATTGAGCTTCACGAAGAAGGGCCGTCGATACATAAAAGCCCGAAGTAAAGAGCGAGCAGACTCAATACTTCGGATAGCAATCAAAAACTCTGAAACTTACGGAACCATGACAGGAGACTAAAATATGGGCTTGAAAGCTGGATACGGTGACGGTTACCTGGAAGATCCAATCCCGGTAAGCGGTGTGGTTAATGGCCACTTCCACCAGGCCACACAAGAGCAGCGTCACGCACTGGGGCACGTAGTGCCTGGTAGTGACGGAACTCAGTGGCAGTACTTCGAAGCTGGTGCCGCTCTCGCGGATGATTCAACTATCGGTCTGGACGCAAGCTTCGTTGGAACGAATGCCGGCGGCACACATACCGTACGGACAGATGTGCCGGACGGCTGGTATGGGTTCGCTGAAATCAACTGATGAGCGGATTTCTAGAAAATACGGGGTCTGGTGTGCAGCAGCCCACCAACCTCTCCGTGAAGTTCTTCCGACAGGAAGGGCAAGATTATTTGATGTGCAAGGCGCGGGACTCAAAGGAAGAGATTACCCGCCTTGTGAAGCCGAAGGATTTGCAGGCTTGGCCACGTGAATGGGCTCAGTACGAAGCCAGCAATCCGGAAGACTACGACAATCACGGCACTCGATTAACGGAGCTTGCGGCATTCGATCGGGACACAGCCAACCGGTTACGGTTTAAGGGGGTGCACTCTGTGGAGCAGTTCGCAGACTACAGCGATCATGCGGCTGCTTCTTTGAGTGATGAGCATGGTGTCAAGTGGCGCAATGCTTGCCGTGACTATGTAGAGCTTCAGGCACTTCGTGCGGATAAGGCAGAGGAAGACGCATAAATGACAACGGTTCTCGAGCTGGTGCAGGAAGTAGCTGATGATTTAGGTTACGAGTGCCCAGAAACTCTTTACGGGACAGAAGCCACCAGCGACGAGACCGATAGACGGTTACGGCGGGCCCTAACAAGGACCTGCCGTTTTTTGCTTTCTCATTACAACTGGAAGGATCTAGAAAGCATTATAGAGCCTACCTTCTATGGTCAAAGCGAGATCTCAATACCGTCCGACTTCGATAGGTTCCGCAAAGAAGGTGCATGGAATGTCACCAACGAATGCGACCTGGAGGGGCCGTTTCGGCTGGATGAGTTTCTACGAAGCAAGGATGTAGAGAAGGATTGCTTCGGATTATTCAAAGAGAGCTTATGGGTCTACTCGAGCAACAGCAGTTCAACGTTTCGCATCCCATACATTCAAAACACGTTCGTTATTCCGCAGACCGGTAATCGGTGTCCAAAGATCACTCGCGACAATGACAGGGTGATATGGAAAGACGAGCTGATGCATCTTGGTATCGTCTGGGCCTGCTTAAACCGAGATGGTGATGCCACTGGTGACGACTACGATAGCTTCGTGAATGAGGTTGAAAACCAGCTTGCGTTTGAATCGACTGGTACGACGCTGAATATGGGTGGCGGCACTGCTGAAGCTGACCGCTTCCCGGAAACCGGATGGGGTGCTGATGCT